CTTCTACACCAATGAGAATGGCATCTGTATGTGCGCGCACGGAGCCTTACAAGCCCAAGTGAATGAGCGCGTAAAAGCAGCTCTGGCGCCCTACCCGATGTACGCCGGGGCGCGGCTGCCGGCGGAGGCGGCGGAGGCGGCGGCAGCGGATGCAGCGGTGGAGGCGGCGGTGGAGGCGGCGGAGGCGGCGACGGCGGCGGCTTGGGCGGCGGTGGCGCCGGCGGCGGCGGATGCGGCAAAGGTGTCGGCGGCGGGGATGCGGCAAAGGTGTCGGCGCCGGGGTCGGTGTGGGGAGTGGTCGCTGTCAAAAACGTTCTCAAAGCGGCCCGAGTGGGTCAAGAATAATGGTCTTGATGCGCACTACATCCTAGGAATGGTTGGACTTACAGCTATGTTCAATGACGCCATAGAGACTACCATTGAACAGGTGAAGGCCAAGTTTACTGAAGCGGCCAAGATTGCAGAGTCTTTGGAAGAGGCAGGCATCCAATGAAGTTGTCCGTTGGCTCACGCGTTGTGGTTGACCCAATGGCAGACACCGTTGACGTACTCCACCATCTCACCTACACCGACATTGTCATCCTGCAATCTGCGGGTGATGACATCTGCGCTGAGCTTGCCCAGTGTTGGTTGGACCTTGTGTCTGATGGCTACACCACCGGTGCTTAGGCACCACTGAGGAGACATAAACATGTGCTATCCACCAAAGCATCCAAAGAACAGCGCTTGGCCTTGTCAGTGTCTCATCTGCGGGGTAGAGCAAGACTCCTTAGTCGGAGTGCCAGGGGCAGAGCTTCCGGAGTTTTACCAATACCAGGGAGGCCACGCATGCGGCGACTGCGCTGACATGCTGGCAACCGCGGAATCCGAAGGGCTCATCATTCAAGTCCTACGGTGACGCGTAGCGGTTATTCAACCAAAGTGTGTGTAAGGGTGGCTTCGCCGCCAAAGGAGATAAAACAATGGTCAAGTATGTTGTCACTACCACCACTAATATCAAGTACGTTGCTCCGGACCAGTGGTCCGCAAAGGAGAAGGCTGAGGCGTGGTTCAAGTATGCAGCTGAGTTAAACATCTCTCCGTTTTGGGTCTTTGTTACAGAAGAGGATGAGGGCACCATCACCCGTAAGCACACGTTTGAACGCTAATACACTGCAGGTGTAGGAGGTTTATGATGGGTAAGCTAGCTAAGGTAACTGATGTAGGTCAATGTATGTCTATTGATGACATGCTCAACCAAAGCGGTACCAATTGGGACGTGGAGGTTCTCAAAGCGGACGTAGACACTGCGTCTGGGCCGGTAGCCAACGGGGGCTTTCGGGCTCTGGTCAGGCCTGATACCAACACCGCACTTGCCTTTGTGGGAGAGCGCTACCGTGCGAACAACCACCGCTCTCAGCTCATGAGTCTGGACGGCATGGTTAGGAATGGTGACATCATTCCTGTAAGTGTGAGCATATGGGACAACGGAGCCATGCTTGCGTATCAGTTCCGATGTCCAGACTTGGACGTGACCATCCTGGACAAGGATGTGGTCAGTCCGCTCCTCACTCTGGCCTTTGCCTATGGCTCCCAGTTGGCCGACAGCGCTTTCTTCAGTGACTTCCGTTGGTTCTGTAAAAACCAGATGGGGCATGTGGCTCCGCTTATGGCTGGCAACAGGGTCAAACACCGCGGAAACGTTCATACACGCTTTGCTGAAGTCCTGGAAGGGCGCATTCAAGAGCTTGGTGGAGAGCTATCCGACCGATACAAGCTCATGCGTGGTATGACCAGCCCTACCCGGATGCTGCAGGGCAAGCCCCTGGTGGACTACTTTGCTGAGTCTATTGGGGCCAGCAAGGAAGATGCCGATAAGGCTTGGGTGAGTCTACCGGATGAGCTCAGCGGTAAGGCGGCGGAGCTCCCTGCCGTCCTGGAGTGCTGGCAGAATGATGATTGCGGCGCTCCAGGGACCGTATGGCAGGCTTTCAACGCAGTCACTAGGTATGAGACCCATAAGCATGGCAAGACCGCTGAGAGCCGGCATAGGCGCATGCTGCTTGGGTCGGGTTCTGCCGTGGCTGAGAATGCATGGCGTGTGGCAGCTGGGATGGCGGTGTAATGGCCGCTAGGAAGAGTGTGGGAAAGCCAATCCAGGACCCCCAGAACGCCATTGGCAAGGCCTACGCTGAGGCCATCCGGCTCCGAGCTAAGGCCGTGGAGTCCAAGCTGGCTCTGTCTGCACATGCCAGGCTTGAGGTAATCAGAGACCTCCAGACACTAGCCTACTTCGCAGAGCATCACCCTGAGGTGTTTGGTCTTATAAAAGCTACGCACTAGCCACACTGGGGTGGTTGGAGCACCGGGCTAGGGCACTTTTGCAAATGGGGTGTCCTAGCTCTTTTTTCAAACGCAAAACACAAGGAAAACATATGTCCAAAGACAATAAGAGACCACTGAATAAAGGTACGGTCAGATGGTGGGCTAAGCAGTGGAGGGAGGCGGCCAAAAGCCTTAAGGTGTACGGATGGGCTAGAGGGGATTACCGTAAGGCAGACGGTAGTATGTGTCTGATTGGAGCAACCGCATCTGGGTTTGCGGGATGGTATGATTCTGAACGGGCCTCTGAGGCACACATTATGGCCCTATCCAAGGCACTTTACTCACAAGTGCGGGTGTTTCCCTGCCGTGTGAATGATGAGCTCATCCGTAACAAGGAAGAAGCCATCCGTTTTGCCAGGGGTGTTGCCTACATGTTTGACCACGGTGGGAGGCTGCCTCCTTGGGCAGAGCGTATACGGGCTGCACGGGAGGCTAGCTAATAAACCTTCGGTTGCCAACCGCCATAATCTACTCAGGAGCGCAGCAATGAACATCCACCGTGGACACCAAGTAACATTCCGTTTTGAGGACGGGTCAACAGAGACCGGCCTGGTCCTCCTTACCCGCTCCAACGGCCTCCTAGTGGGCGTCCAGGACCAGCAAAAGCCATTCTTGTGGGTGGAGACCTTTGACCTAAGGAAGGGACTAGGAGTAAGCAAGCGCGTGGCCAACAACAGGCTGTATGCAGTCCCGTTATCCAGTGTGGTGGAGGTTAGTGTGCCGCTACAGAAGACCGCATGACCCTTGCTATGCTGGTGTTTCTTTTTACATTCCTACTGTACTTCGGAGGAGATGAAGATTGAGCGCTGACATAGTCTTACTTTTCCTCATCTACTCCCACAAGTAGCAGATACAGTATGAACACAATTACAATAATACTGTAAGACAGGTGTGTAAGTCTCTCACTCACCACCTGTCCCATCCTTCCGCTCCGCGTCACCACCTTCGGTAGAGGCGGAGCCGGAGGTTCTTGAGGTAAGGATGTCCTTTATGCTGAGTTGTAGCTGCCCCGACTTACGTGGTGGAGGACGGCTGGATAGGACTACGGGTCTTGGCTCAGTCTCCTGCGGTGGCTCCTGTACCTGACCTAGGCCTGCCAGCTCCTTAGCCAGCTGCCTAATCAGCGCGTCCTTCCTAGCCACCTCAGCGGTGAGGTCTGCCAGCTGGCTCTCAGCTGCAAGGTACTTCTGCTCTAGCTCCTGATAGGCCCTAAAACGCTGTATACGGGCTTTTCCTGTCTCATCCCATGCCATCGCTTCGCTCCTGTCTGTAGTTGTGGTGGTGTACGCAGTACCATGCCATGGCTCATCTCCTTTCAGAGCCCTCCTAATGGGCTCCCAGAGGCAGCACAATGCGAATGCCGTACCACTGGACCAAAGTGACATCCTGCGGCATGGCTCTATCAGCACCTAGACATGTGTGTGTAGCGGTCTGTCACGTTTGACAGATTGCACCATGACTCACTGTTTACCTTTGCCATATTGCGTTAGCTTAGCTAGTGCTAATGACATGTGTGTAGGTGTTACTTCTTCCTACAGTCACAATTGACTGGTGGACAGGAGGACCATGGCATCTGGATAAGCGGTGACCCATGATGACCTATAAGTGCCCAGTAGCTGGGCTTTAGAAACAGGTATGCGTTTAGCAGGAGTGAATGTTATGTCTATTCTGCTCTGTTTTGCCATCTACACCTCCACTGGCCTAGGTGATGTCTCATGTGAGCGTATCTCTCACCTTGAGGCCTTTGAGGCTGTACGTTACTGCGCACTTAATACTACAGTGTGCAACACTGGTTTCAGCAAGGATGGGGACGTGTTGTGGGTAGCTGTAAGCGTGGCTACAGCCAAACCAAAACCTGCACATGGGCCTGTTCAGAGGACTGCCCATATGTTGTAGTGTATGGCGTAGCCTTACAATCCAACTGTAGTGTGTGGCGTAGCCTTACAATCCAGCAACACTGTAACGCCGCCCGCTATGACATTCATGTCATACCCTACGCAAACTTTGCATACCTGCACTAGTCTCACCTTTACCTACAGTGACGCAGAGCGTGCTTATGCAACAGCTGTACCAGCTCTAACTATGCGTCCATGTTAGGTTGGCAACAGGCATGCCATGACAAAGTGTCAGGTTGCAAAGGTTGTGCCTGACATATTGTCACCTAGCAAGGCTCATGCCAGTGACAGATTGGCAAGTGGCATGGTTCTAGCATTGGGCAAGGGGTGTGCCAAGCTGGTGGGGTGAAAGCCCCCCAAGGGCAGGGGTGTGTGCGGCCCGAAGGGCCCCCTCATACCCGCAATATTCACCCATACTTTTGAATACTTGTAACTACTGAATGTCCCTAAGCCAGCCGGCGTTTGAGGCGGACCCAACGGCCCCTGATTTCTCTGACCAGTAAACAGCCCTAACACCGTGATTTACCAGGCTAATCCTGCATGAAGTACACGGTTTAGCATTGCTCCACCTGCCATCTGCAAGTGTTCGGCATACAAAGACTATTCCACCCTTACCCAGCTTTCTGAGGAGGCGCACCTCTGCGTGGTGCTTAGGTTCAGGGAACTTAGGGCAACCATTGGCAGCGCATACCAGCACACCATCCCTACGGATACCAACAGCACCGATAAAATATGTTCTAGAATCATCTTTAATTCTGGACACTTCCGCGGCTAGGCGTAGGTACTTCAGGGGATTCATGTTTGTTAGACAGTGATAACCCAGTAGGGAGTTCCAAGCTTCTGGCATTCTTCCATGCAGTTACGTGTGCCTGGAGACTTGCCATCCCAGAACAGGAAGACCCGGTCACAGACCGCAGCCAAGGTGCTGGCCCTCCTTAGACCTCCATCATTACTTTTGCCTCCATCTGGCCTACCCCAGAATGCTACGGCTTCTAAGTACCCGATTTTCTTTACGTTGCAGAGTTGTTTGACCCAGTAATCAGCCCCTGTTGTGTTTCCACATCCTACTGCTATGTGATGGTCTTTACTAAGTAGCTGGAATAATTTGGAAACCTTCTGTCCTACCTGCTGTTTGAAGTCATTTCCGAATGCCCTAGTACCAGTGATTCCGATTAACTTCATGTCTGATTTCATTCACTTACCTTTGTCTGCTCCCTCTTAACTCATTCATTGCCTGGGGACCTTGTGCGATCCTACAGCCAAAAACGCAGTTTGCATAGTCTCTTTACAATTCTACCTCTGTTGGGATAAATTGGCTGGTTGTTGTGGGTCAACCTGTCTCATTTGGAATACGGTTAGCTTGACAGACCTTTTAGGTCTCCCAAACGCCGCAGGCGTTGACCACCCCTGCGCTTTAAATTATTTTGTCTGTAATGAATAAAATTGAACCAGGTACATTCCACGGTGGGTTTGTCCGAAACCGTGGTGAGGGCCGAGGGGTTAGAGTCGCACGGGCCAAGGTCTCAGAGTTGCCGTTTCCTGACCCACAGTTGGCCCAGGAAGCGTCTTTGTCTCTGGTAGGGGCTACCTTTGGCAAGACCCCTCTGAACGCGCGTAAGACCAAGCTAGCGTGCCTGGGCATTAGCTCAGACATCCTGGATTCAGGAGACCCCCTCTATGCCAAGTGCATCAGACAGGCCAATTCATATAAGAAACACCGGGCCAAGGAGTACTTCCTAGCGCATGGTTTTGTAAGCTCAGGCGTACATGCCATGCTTGCCTCAGCTGCACTGGCTATAGCAGCAGCAAGATTCATATTTTCCTCTGCTCAGGCCCAATCAGGCGGGGTTTTGAACAAGTCTGACCTGAAGCTTGCGTCACAGCTTAATGACTCAGCGCGTCAGAATGAGCTAGCAGCGTGGGAACTGTGTGCAAGAGAGGCTACTGTACACAAACGTAATAAAATGAATGACACTTCACTACCTTGGGTTACATCAGCCACTGCACCAGCACAGCCAGGTGTCAAGCGTGGCAGGGGGAGACCACGTAAGGTAGTCTTGCAGACAGAGGAAACTACAGATGCCAGAACCGGACTCAGTGTGGAGCAAGTTAGTAGCAGCAGCCAAGAAGGCGCTGGAGAAGGAACAGAAGCAAGAGCAGCCGACTCCGATTAGTCACCCTGCTTCCGTGGCATATGCGCAGGAACCGGAGTACCACGGTAAGTATGTCTCCCCCGCTCAGCTGGCAGGGGTCTACTACCAGCCGGTGTTTGATGAGAGTCCCATTATTCCTCCCACAGTCCAAGCCACGGAGAAGAACAGCAGGGTTATAGGAGCCTCTCCGGAGTACCAGCTGCCTCCAGGCGTGATTGGAGCCAGTTCTGGACAGGGATTCAGGGTGCCCATCAAGGACCCGGGACCAGACTACCGGTCTCCAAAAGACCCAGTTACCAGTTACCTTAAGTCAATGGCCGAAGGGATGAGACCAATACCAGAGGCCCAACGTGTTGGGGACGCCATTCAAGCGCTCCGAAGGAAACTTGGAGACCCGCGTGGCTCGGAGCAGGATGATGAGCCAGAAATTGAGCTCTATGATGATGGTCTAAGGCACGCCAAAGCTATGGATGAGATTGACAATGCACGGCGAAGGCTTGCTGAGCTTGGACTTGGCAGGTCTGTGCCACTGCCTATGCCTCCACCAGTCACCACAGACCCAGCAAAGAGTTTTGAGGCGGCCTACAACCTGGAGGAGGAGGCCAAGAGAGCCTCGGCGGATGCTCCTAAGACAAGGAGCTGGAATTCATCCAGAGAAAATACACAGAGAAAGCGGCAGTAACAGTGGACTTTGGAGGCTTCTCATGGATAGATTTGTCTGTGCACATTGTGGGCAGGCTGGAGCGTCCTATTGTCCCACTGTGGAAGAGTCATCGGAATCTGCGCTGACTGGGTACTATCACCCGCAGTGCTTAGCCAGAAAGAACAATGAAGAAGGACTACAAGAGCTCACAAGTCTCCGCAGCGCTTACAAGCTCAGAGCCGCTTACCATAAGCTCAGCCATGGCAATCCTGGCCTACCTGCAATCCAGAGGTTTACTGTGTTCCCAGTGCGGTTACCGGTGGGTAGAAGGTTCCACCCAATACCACGCACACTGTAAGGAATGCCGCAGAGATAGCTTGGTGTACCAGAAGAACCTGAAAGGAAGTGATTTTGAAAGACATATGTGCCAACGTCTCCAACAGTACGTTACAGCTTCTATGCAAGCGTACGGGCAAGGTCCTGGAGACTCTGCCAATAGTGGAGGCCAAGAATGAGCACCGTAACTTCATCATCTCCACCTGGGTACGTTCCTCCTGCGACGCGGCTAGAGGACTGTTCCTTGGACCAGCTGGTCTCAGAATTGACCTACAGGCTTTTAGGGCCGGAGAAAGCAAAGTTGCTGAAAGGATGTGGAGTAGATGTAGGTGCGTTGTGTCAGGCTCTCCTGAAGACAACCAGTACACCGTCTACGCCTACATCTGTGCTGAAGAAGGAAGACTCTGGCACGTCTACGTTGCCCCAGACCTTAGGGGGCTTGGAATTGCTACTGGACTTATCCAAGAGCTCTCAGGCCCAAAGGTACGCGTCTATAAGCCAGGGTTCCCAGGGCGTATCAGCCAAGTATGGGACATATTTATGGTAGGATATTAGGTATGAGAACCAAGACGTTAGAGGAACAGATTCGGACAGGAGCTGCTAGGAACCGTGGGATATGGCTTCCTGGGCAGCGTACATCCAACAACTGGCCCACGTGTAAGCTCTGCAATAAGGAAGTGGACGCGGCAGAGATGAAGAATGTGAACAACCGCGGCTGTGAGATTGTGGCAAAGTGCCACGGCTCAGAGGACAGCCTACGGGTCACCTGGACAGTCCCTGCGCAGAGTAATGCTGGGAATGTGTTGGATGACCCCAACATTGACTGGCAGCTCCGCAGGGCTATGGCAGATGCTGAGTTCTTCAATCCGGAGCACTGGGAGAAGTAAGCCATGCCCGAAGGATGTGTTGAATACACTGGTTACAGGACACCTTTTGGTTATGGCCGACAGCGTCATAATGGCCGCATGTGGCTGGCTCACAGGGTCTCATATGAGAAGGCGTTTGGGCCTATCCCAGACGGACTTTTTGTCTGTCACAGATGCGACAATCCCCCATGTATAAACTCAGACCACCTGTTCCTTGGCACTCAAAAAGAAAACGTCAGGGACATGATTGCCAAAGGCAGGAAACCAGGAAACACCAAGTCAAACCCTATCTATGCCAAAAAGCTCACTCCAGAAGACGTAAGACAGATTAGGTGCCTCAACAGGCTCGGCGTTCAAAGGAAATGGATGTGCTTACTGTTCGGAGTAAACAAGCAGACCATGAGCAAGGTATGCAACGTAAGGACCTGGAAAGATGCCTAGCCCAACCCAGTTTTTATGGGAGACCGAGGACACCGGGCCGTTAACTACGGCCGGGTATAGGGCCAGTGAGGTGGAGGACGCCTCCAGACCTAGCCTTTCCGGCTCCTATACGGGCCCAGGAGCTGTCTTCGCCACTGGCTCCAGAGAGCCCATAGGGGCTGTCCCCGACCGTGGTCTGGGGGGTTCGGTCATCTCCAAAACAAAAGCCTCCCAGCGGGCATATAGGCCCATGAGTCCGGATGAGCTTATGGCAGAGGCAGATAGACATATTCTTTCCCTCCAAGGCCAAACCGCACAGGCTAGCCAGCCACATATGAGCGCTGTGGAGCCTACCCTTCAGCGTCCGCCACCCATGGCAGGCGGGGACATCCCAGACTGGCTCAGGACCTATATGGATGTCCAGGTGCCAATGAATGGCCTTGACCAGGACAAGATGCTGGGCTATCAATCAGAACGTGAGCGAATCAGAGCTCTCAAGTCTTTGAAAAACTAACTTTTATAGCTCCTACATGGGCAGGCAAGTGGTTATGCGCAACTCTTATACAGTTGTATAGCCTGGGGCAGTACCAGGATGTAGGACCGGGTCTCAGGCTAACCCTACAACCTGACGCCAGACAGGACACCGTAGCTCTTTGAAAAGGCATGGGTGTGAAGGCGTGAAACACTCCGTGTAATGGGCTTATGCCCATCCTGTGACCGGCTGGAAAGACAGCCTCTAACCTCTTAGTTCAGCAAGAAGAACGCCACTCCGAAACGTAAGATACGGCCATGGTGGAAATTCCGGTGCAAGTCCGCAGGAGGTTGCTGTCCAACACCCATATCAGACACTGAGTCCAAAGAGCTGTGACACGGCCAGCTACAAGACTGATTGGGGAGCTGTTAAGCCCGAAGGCACGGCGGGCTGCTTTGGTTGGAATCGGTTGGAATCGGGCCGACAAGGAGAGCCCCCACTTCTTTAGGCATGAGTTGTTTCTGCCAAGGGCACCAATTGCACGGTAGCACAATGGTAGTGCAGCAAGCTGTTAACTTGTATTATGTAGGTCCGATTCCTACCTGTGCAGCCATATGAAGTCAAACGTTCTTCAGTTCTGGGAGTTTTGTGAGAAGGTACTGAACCTGAAACTCACCTTAGGGCAGCGCGTAGTTGCTAAGGTGGCCTTCGGTAATCATGACCCTATAGACCTGCCAGAAGAAGAGCGGACCCTGGCACTGGAGATGTTTGGCGGGGTTGAGCGGGTAACAGAGCTTGCTAGGAAGTACGTCCTTCTAAGGCTGGGCCGAGGCAGTGGCAAGACCACCCTCTGCTCAGCCTTTTCTGTTTACACCTGCGTGACCTTTGACTGTTCCTCAGCAGGACCAGGCTCCATCCCTTACGTCATAGTCATTGCCCCTGACCGTGAGACCGCCAAGCTGTCCATACGGATGTCCAGGGAGATGATTCGGTCTGTTCCGGCCATTGAGCGGATGGTGGTATCTGACCAGGACCAGCTCATCCAGCTCAGGCGTGCTGATGGGAGGATGGTCCGCATAGAGTCCTTCGCAGCCACTAGGGGTGGTAGCTCAGTCCGCGGTAGGGACATCATGGCCTTCCTGTTTGATGAGGCTGAGTTTTTCACATCCAACACGGACGCTAGAGAAGGCCGTGACTACGCTGTTAATGACAAGGACATCTTTGACGCTCTGACACCCAGGCTCATGGAAGGCGCCAAGGGAATGATGATTTCCACCCCTTGGCCGGTGGAGACCCTGATGTCCACCATGTTTGAGCGCAACTGGGCCAAGTGTCTGGATGCAGTAGCCATCCTAGCTACAACGCTGGCAGTACGCGGCTCAGACCCGCGCATAGCCAAGATGGTGGAGGATGAACTGCTCAGGGACCCTGAGAATGCCCGCAGGGAGCTTTTCTGTGAGGTGGACGGTGTCAGAGGTGGAGAGTTCTTTGACATCAATGCCTTCACCACAAGCCTGGAAGAGACCAAAGACTTCCCCCTCCCTCCTAGGCCAAACCGACCCATAGCCGTAGCCTGCGACCTTGGCTTCACCAGGGATAGCTCAGCCATAGCTGTAGTACAGTGGGACGGTAATTATTACAGGCTGCTGTTTACTGAAGAGATTAAACCCAAGCCTGGGAAACCACTGAAGCCATCCGCTGTCATCAAGCGCTTTGCTGAGATAACTAAGCGTTACGGTGCGTCAGGAGTAGTGGCTGACAGCTACTACAGGGAGTCTCTAAAGGAGCACCTGACTGAGCACAATCTGGTCATCTATGAGGCTCCTGAGGGCACCACAGGCAAGGCTGAGGTGTTCCAGAGGGCTAGAGCTGTACTACATGAAGGATACTGTAAGATACCTGACAGTCAGATAACCCGCAGGATGATACAGCAGGCTAAGACGGTGACCTCCAAACCTGCTCCAGGTGGGACTGTGACTATAAAGATACCTAGGAAGATAGGTATGGGTCACGGGGATATTGTCTCCGCTTGGGTTTTGGCAGTGCACAGGCTGGCCTATGCGGAGGTTGCAAAGCAGGTGCCAGTGTATCAGCTTGGTACAGAAGCCTGGTTCCAGGAGTCCCAGCGGCGGATGGTGGAGTACCAGCAGAAGCAGCAGGACAACTATCTGAAGGGTATTGAGAAGCAGGTAAGGAAGTCTCTTGATGCCAGAACAATGCGCCAGTTCCGTAGCTGAGTCAGAGCTTAGCGTTTCCCAGATACAGCACAGGCTGGATAAGCTGTGTTTCCTGGCACAGAATGACCTCTCAGACGCGTTTTCCTGCCTTAAGGCAGCCGCGGACCATCCGGAGAGGCAAGACCTCCTACGGGCCTATATGGATGAATATAAGCGTACAGTGCTGCTGAAGTTGGACCTGGCTGTAAAAATTATGCTACAGTCAGCTCATGCCGGGGACAAACACCTACAGCTCTGAGGAAGAGGAAGAAGACAACACGCTACGCGTCACCGTTCGGTCTAAGTCTGAGAAGGCTGAAAGGAAAGAAAATTCAGAGAAGGATAGGCCTAAACCTAAGCTCCGGTCCGCGCAGTGGTGGAGAGCTAAGGAACTTGGTCGGAAGCCTCATGAGATTCTGGACGGTCTTCTGAAGCAGATTGAGGAAGACCAGGAGGGTCGGTACTCAGCCTACAAGGAGTATGAGCGTCTTATAGGCTCCTCCGAAGGTCCTGATGGGGACATTTCATTCCGGTCCATTGTCTCTGATGAGCTTACCCAGAATGAGCTCCAGAACACTCTGGAGACCCTGTGGTCTCAGATATTCAAGAACCGTGTAGTCCCAGCCATATCCGTCAGTGAGGCGGATTATGATGAGTGGGACAGGGCCAGAGGCCTGTCCAGGTGGTTGGAAGGCGCCTTTGATGCAGGCAAAGTCTATGAGAGGGTCTTCCCTCAGGCAGGAGCTAGCTTTGTCTGCCACGGAACAGGCCTCATCCGGGTTGGCTGGCAGGAGTGTGCGGATGGAAAGACCGCAGAGATAAAGAGCTGGTCAGTCAACCCTAGGTACTTTGCTGTAGACCGAATGGAGGCCAAGCATGGTCAGCCCAGGTCATTCTACTTCAAAGACCACATAGACCGCTACCAGTTGTTTGACACATACTCTGAGGACCGTGAGGACTTCTACGGCTCAGTTAGTGACAGGGTCACAGGCATAGACACCGCACCAAGTAATGATGACCTGGAGCTAGGCGTACCAAACACCGACCGCTGCGACATGATTACGGTTCGGGAAGCCTATCACCTTCCTAGTGGCCCAAAAGCCAAGGATGGCCGTCATGTGGTCTGGATTAAGGGCTGTACCCTTGTGGATGAGGAATTCACCTGGGACCGACCTCCTCTCATGGTCATACGCCACGGGATGCAGTTTGAGGGCTTCTACGGTGAGTCTCCGGTCAAGCGGTTAGCCCCTACACAGAAGCAGCTGGATAAGCTGAATAAGAAGCTGGATGAGTGCCAGGACGTCATGGGTGTCCCGCGCATCCTAGTAGGGGATGGAGCAGGCCCTCTCAAGACCCAGCACATTGATGACATCCCTGGCAGCATCATATCGGTCTCTAACGTCAACCAGGTAACCGCCTGGAATGCCCAGTGTGCGACCCCTGAGCTCTACCAAGACAGGGACCAGGCTCCACGCAAGATGCGGTCTCTCCTGGGTATCTCCGACTTTGAGGCCCAGCAGCAGATTCCCAGGGGTATGAGGGATGTCTCTGGGGCCATGCTGGAGCGTTGGGTGGATGCAGGACCATCCAGGCATGCCATGTCTCATGCCCAGTATGAGGATGGGGTTATCCAGCTGGCAGACCTCTACATCCTACAGGCCGAAGAGTGCCAGAAGATGGGCTATGACGTGGTCTACATGTCCCCCGGCCATGACAAGACCTCCATAGAGGAGCTCTCATTCAAAGATGTGGCTGTAGACCGGAAGAAGATGAAGCTCCGGGTTCAGTCCATGAACCAGCTCCCACAGACATTTGCTGGCAAGGTGGATGCCTTCCAGAAACTGAAAGACGCTGGGTACCCGGTCAATGAGAAGACGGTCCTGCGCATGCTGGAGGTGCCGGACCTAGCCGGTCAGACGGACATGCTTGTCTCTGATGAAGAGATAATCATGAAGAATCTCAGCTACATGTGCAAGACTGGTGAGTACCTGCCACCTATGCCTTTTGATAACCTGGAACTGATAATCCAGCTGACTACCAGGTACATCAACAAGTACCGGGTTCGGTCTGGGTCCAGCAATGAGAAGATTGGGCTTCTGGCTCAGTACATTGATGAGGCTGTAAGGCTAAAAAGGGGCCTGGGTGGACCTAACCCCAGTATGCCACCAGGACCTGCCTCCACCATGGGAGCGCTGGGTATGGGTGGGCCAAGTCTGCCTCCAGGACCCCAGACGCTGCCACCAGGAGCCCCGCCAGGGCTTCCGCAGCCCATGCCTGGACCTATGGTGCCACCGGTACCACAAGGCGTTCCTGGACCATTCTAGACACCGCTAGAGTAGGTGTATGTGTGTGAATGTGAGCAACAGGAGTAGCTTATGAGTGAAGAAGGCAGTAATGTGACCTTTGTAGGGGGTCACGCTGTAGAGCAGCAAGAATCCCTAGATTCAAACCTGGGACAGACAGAGCGGGACGCAGCCAAGGAAGCCGTCCGCAAGGCCATACAGGAGGCCGGTGAGAGCTCTGCTAAGGATGCCAAGAGCGGTAAGGCCAAGGACCCTTTCAAGCCCGCAGGAGCCTCCAGGGCGTCAGAGAAGGCCTCCGAAGGGAAAGAGTCCTCAGATACGTCCAGGTCTGGAGAGCGGGCCAGAGGCCCTGATGGTAAGTTTATTCCCACATCTACGGATGTGGCATATGACCACAAACCAGCCGGTGGCAAGACCCAGAAAGAAGAATCCGGAGCAGAGGAGGGAGAGGATGAGCATGGGGATGATGAGGTGGTGGACACCGCTTCAGCTTCCGTCAAGCAAATTCTCCGTCAGCGTGAGAAGCTAGCTGCAATAAAGAAGGAATCTTCAGAGGTTAAGTCTGCTCTTGGCAAGGAGCGGGAGGATTTCCAGCGCCAGCAGGCTGAGTTCCAGCAGCAGCAAGTAGCGTTCCAGCGTCAGCAGGCTGAAATGCAGCGGCAGTGGCAGGCTATGCAGAACCTGCGCAAGGACCCTGCACAGGCCATGAGGCAGCTTGGCTATGACCCTGAGCAGTTCATCTTGGACCTGGCTACAGACGGCACCCCAGAGGGCCAGGCCCGGCGCCGGGAGCAGGAGCGGGACAACCAGCTCAAGCAGATTATTGACTGGCAGCAGCAGCAAATGCGGGCCCAGCAGGACTATCAACGGCAGGCCCAGGAGCATGCGGTAGTCCAGCACCGTCAAAACTCAGTCAACCAGTTCCTTGGCTTGGCTTTGAATGAGGAGAAGTACCCGCTTATCACCAACTTCTACAAGGGTGATGAGGCAGCCCTGGTGGCCCGTGGGGACCTGGCAGCTCATGCCTTCCGGGAACTTACAGGTGGCCGTGAGGCTGGTTTTGAGGACCTTCTAGACTATATAGAGGACCAACTTGCAGAGAAAACCAACGCATGGTATTCCAGTAAGGGTGGAAAGGTAGAGGTAAAACCTGTACCACACGGAGACCGACCATCCGGGTCTAAAAGTGAGCAATCAAAACCAAAGTCCAAGGGAAAGAATCTGACACCAGACGCATCAGGTGAGCGCGGGTCAATGAGGTCCAAGGAGCTGAAGGATTTGGATGCAGAAGAGCGGCTAGAGGCAGCTAAACAGGCAGTGAAGGTAGCCCTGGCAAACGCTAAAGAAGACTAATTACACAGACTTATCTTTCTTATCTTAGGATTACTTAATCATGACAGCTACTCTTGCAGGGTCACAAGCGGCCCTAAAGGTGCTCTACCCAGACGGTGAGCTCCCCAAGTCAATCAATGAGATGTATGTGGGCCTCAAGCGGCTCAAGAAGCAGACCGACTTTGTTGGTGAGCTTGCCTACGTACCCATCCAGAACGCTAATCCACAGGGCTCTAGCCAGGACTTCACACGTGCCCAGGCGAACATCTATCAGGGTAACTACCTTCGGATGGCGCTTACCCGCGTCCAGCACTACGGCATTGCCCGTGTGACTGGCGAAGCGGCTGAGGCTGCGGTCAAGTCCGAAGGCGCCATGGTTGACCTCTGGGACAATGAGACCAGGGGTATTGCAACCACGGAGATGAGCTGCCTTGCCACGTACCTTTACGGCAACGGCGACGCAACGCTAGGCACCATGGGTGGCTCAGGTGCAGTAAACACCACAACCATCACCTTGGCTTCTGGTACCAACATGAACTACTTTGAGCTCAACCAGACGGTTGTGGCTGTAAGTGCGGTTGGTCTCAGTCCCACGGTGCGCTCTGGTCGGGCCCGGATTACCGGCATTGACCGGCGTAACCGTACGCTCACCACGGACGCAAACTGGGACACCAACATCACCAGCTTTGCCAACACGGACTACCTTGTCCGGGACGGTGACCAGGCCACATCCACCTACAACGTCATGATGGGCCTTGATGGCTACGTGGCTGGTGGAACGGCCCCTGGTACGCTCTTCGGTCTCAACCGAAACACGGACCCTGTCCGACTTGCTGGTCAGTCCATTGACTACCAGTCATGGGCGCCTGAGGACGCAGTGGTTGACGCCTCTGCTCAGTCTGGCTTCCAGGGTATCGGTTACCCGAACGTCCTCATATGCAACAACATTGAGGCTGCGACACTCAAAAAGAGCCTTGCAAGCAAGATTGTATTCAACCGACCCGGCGGGTCCAAGGGAGACTATAGCTTCTCTGAGGTTTCTATTGAGGGAGAGAATGGTCCGATTGAAATCCTTCCAGACCCATTCTGCCCACGGAACAAGGCCTTTCTTGTCAAGCCGGATGCGTTCACTATCTTCAGCCTCAAGGCTGCACCACACCTTGCCAAGTATGACGGGATTGAGTTCCTCCGTCGGCCAGATGCGGATGCGTATGAGGTCCGGTTTGCCTTCTACGGCAACCTCAAGTGCAAGAACCCAGGTCCGCACGTCAAGCTGACCAACTTCTGCGTAGCGTAAGGAGCGGTAAGTAAATGACTGTTCATGCAGTAGTTACTGAAGCGAAGCACGGTACGGCTCTTTTGGCTGAGTGCCGCCGATGCCTTTCACTAGGCGTTGATATGAAGGCACCATTCATCAAGCAGGTCATTGAGCTTATTGAAGACACTGCCATCACAGACCTCACGGCCTGGGTGCAAGCGACGGATGATAAGCGTGACGGACGCAACACTGCTGAAGCTACGGCGGTAGCATAAGGAGTAAGGGATGTCACTTAATCCGATGCGCTCAGGGGATGAAGTCCTACACTTATATAGCAAGTGGAACATCGGCTCCACTGGCGCACACACAAAGACCCCCTTCTGTGTAGGCACGGGGTTTGCCTCTGTAACCCGAACAGCAGCTGGTAAATACACGGTTACATTTGCAAGGGGCATACCAACCGGTCCTCTGCTTGACCTTGTGCTTACGCACTGGGCAGCTGCGGACGCGGCCAATATGAACCTAAGACCTTCTGTGGGTACCTTCACTGCTGAGACTGCTGCGGCAGCCGCTACGGTGAAGTATGAGTCTTGGGACAATGACACCACGGCTCAAACAGAGCTGGCCTCTGGTGACCAGGTGTCTATTACGGCCGTTTTTCAAAAAACAAAGTAAATAGACCAGCATCCACCTAGGGGGCCAGCTTACGGGCTGGTCCCCTTTCTTTATGGTATATGTAGGGAATGGCAGCCAGAACACAGACAATTGACTTCCTTATCTCCCGCATGGACAAGCTATGCGATACGGAGAATGACGCTCACCTGAGCTCTGCTGAGAAGTTTGAGATAGTAAACTCAGCCATAGCGGAGACATGGGACGTCATCATTAACGCCGGACTTGGTGACAAGTATGTGAAGTCAGCTACGTTTTCCACTGTGGCCGGAACACAGGAGTATGACCTGTTCACCATAGCCTCTGACTTCTACCGTATCCACCAACTGTATGTGGATGAGGGCTCAGGTCAGTTTAGGCCCCTCCAATCTGTGGCTCCTGCGGAGGTCCAGAGCTTCCGACCGCCTCAGTCCGTGGTCCCAATGAAGCTGTATTACGTCCCTTACAGCCCCGTGCTGACCACAGGACAGAGCTTTGACGGCATTAACGGCTGGGAGGAGCACACCCTGATGACCGCCTGTGCAGCTGTAAAGATGAAGAAGGAGGATGACTACACCCGCTATGCCCAGCGCAAACGTGAACTAGAGCAGCGCATCCACGCCATGGGCAAGACAGACCTGGCAGAGCCAAAGCGCGTTGTACGCAAACGTAGCCGCATCTGTGACCCATATCTCCTGTACCAGAACAACGTGAACGCCTACCTGGTCCGAGGAGACAAGCTCAACATATTCTATAACTACGGGTACATAGTGTAGACACATGCCAGGATTTGTAGACCTATCAGGAGCCAGTAAGAAGTCCAGACCCATTACAGCGGTCAATACCCCCACCATCTCCTCAGAGGAGGTATCGGACCCGGACAAGCTGGCCAAGATTCTGAAGGACCTTCTCACTAGGGTCTCATCCTTGGAGACGGTCAAACCCAGTCTGTCAACGGAGTATGAGGTGTCTTGTCCTGCTTCTGGGACGGTTAAAATCCAGCATGGACTGAATTGTCCGGTACGGTGGTCAATCACGTCATGGAAGGGGGCAGCGTCTCACAACCTACGTCAGGATGAGACAAACACTGACCTTAACACACTTTTTCTTACATCAGGCGCGGCAGGCAGGGCTACCATAGCTATATCCCAGAGCCAGTTTGCACTTACCAAGGGAGCCACTTAACTTATGCCTAACCAACCTAACCCAGCTATTGAGAAGCAACAGGTAGACATAGACCTGATGGGTGGTCTGGATGAGTCCAGGGCTGAGGAGGCTGTGGACTGGCAGCATGGCTTTACCAACGTCATCAACCTGAACCCAGAATCAGGCTCATACAAGCCCAGGGCTGGCGTACAGACGCTTTTCAATGTGGATGAGGCTTCGGTCACCATGGGTCCTATCTTCCGTCTAGCGGCGCTCAAGGAGTCTTTTGGAGCGGTAGGGAAGGACTACCAGCTCTACCACTGGTCAGATTCACTTCAGAAATTCTTCAACAAAGGCCGGACCCCGGAGTTCTCCGTCACAGCTACCAAGGTAGGTACTTCAGCACCTCCTACCACAATGTCAGGAGTTGTAGGTGTAGCAGCCTTCACCAACTACCTGTGCATTGCCTACCTTGGGGAGTCCAATGATGCCTCAGCCTCAGCCACCAGCTGGCTGCTCCTGGATGTTCTGGACGCTCAGGGAGAGGTTGTTATCAAGTCCTACCGGTATGACAGCGGCTCTCTGGCCAACTACACCATGGTCGGCGTTGATGACAGGTACCTACACATCTACCAGTCAGGACCGTCCACAGCCCCCAGGATGTTTGTCATAGACACCAACAGCCTCCCCGCTGGCCCCACACTTAGCCCGTCCTTCACCACGCTGACAGGCTCAGGTACGGGGGACAATGTGGCAGGAGTTGTACCAATCTCAGGGGCATCTGTAGCTGCTGTAAACTTTGTCACAACATCACCAACATCAATCTCGGGCAGAGTGGAGAAGTTCAGTAACTCAGCCACCTCAACAGCTAACGCGCTAATAAGCGGCTTAGTACCGTCAGGCCTGGATACGGACGGCACAAACTTCTACCTGGTGGGCAGGACGTTTGTGACGGATGAGACCACCTTAAACCTTGAAGGTCTTTGGCGCGCCTTTACAGGCTCAGGCACATGGAACGGCACAGCCTCTGCTGGAGGGTCTGGAGGTAGGAATCTAACCAACGGAGGCACTATTGTTGGTGGCACCACCGTAAACGGATTCACGCCTGCCAGATTGGACGGTGCTGGCAAAAACTTCCAAATAGCCACAGCCAAAAGCACGTTCCTCACTACTACGGCCGGAACCATCATCATGTTGGTCAAAATGATTGCCGTAGGAACATCAAACCCGGCCTTCCTAACCTCCAACACAACAGTCACAGAACACAACATCCGCTACCAGGCACCATACGGCTTCTACTTCAACAACGGGACCATAGATGGTTCAGTCCCTTATTTGCCCGCGGCGGTCAATCAATGGTGTTTTGTTGCCTACAAGTGGGATGCGACCAATGGCTTCATAAAGCTGAACAATGGAGACTGGATTAAGGCTACGTCTCTAAAGCCCTCTGCTCTCACAGGAAACTTGGGGATGACTGGCTCAAGCACCAACCAGTTTGACGTCATGGAATGGCTCCTGGAAAACTCAACCATGAGCAACAGTGACATTGATGACATTAGAACCGCTTGGGAGACCAAGTACCTGCTGAAGCTATAGGTGCTACATGGCTAGCTTTGTCATGACAATCTGTTCAGAGGTGCTGCATGGCTAGCTTTGTCATGAAGGTCCTGAATAGTTCCTTTTCGGTCACAAGGACCGTTACGGACACCACGGCCAACACAGAGGCAAACTCCAACAGCCTACGGGTTGCTGTGGACGGAAGCGGGAACGCCCGCCTGGTGGCGTATACGCGGGTTAACGGGCCATCTATTGGGTACCTTGCCAACCACTACTACTTCCCCGTAGCTCACTTCTATTCCTGCGCCACAGCAGACACCACATTCACCAAGATTGGTCAGATACCGTACGTCAAGGAAGCCTCTGTACCGTTCTACGTGGCCAACTCAGGACGCTGGTATGTGAACCTGGTGTCTTTCAGAGATGGCACAACCCTGACCCAGTCCTCCCTGAGAGCAGGGGTTTGCAGCTACGTGGTGGACATAAGCTCATCCGTTGTCACCACCACACCCAGCCGATTCCGGCCTGCAGCGGTTCTTGGAGAGTACGTACCAGACTCCGCCTTCACTCACAGCCATGATGAATACGGCTACTTCCGTGACAACAAAATCCCAGCCCACCGTCCACATACATCTGGGTACAACACCTATATAGGGTACGGTCAGATAACTACCTACGGCCTCAGGAACTACGCCGTGGCCAAGATGAAGCTGTTTGACGCCTCAGCCACACACTTTGCTGGCAATGTGACCTGCATGGGTGTTCCTAGTAAGTATGATAGCTACAGCGCCTTTGGTTTAGGTATGGTCAACCAGCCCAGCATCCACGTGGTGGATGACCAGCGCGGGACCTTGGCCAACGGTACATACACATACATTGCCGTACATCAGTTCCTAGACCGTGAGGGCAACATTGTCTACAGCCGGTGTTCTGAGCCCATCAGCATCACCACTACCAACGCTCTTGGAAGACCGCTCATAGACGTTTCTGTGCCAGCTGTGACCAACTATGACGGCCCAGTCACCATCTCCCTATACCGTACCCAGACGGCAGGCTCCACCTACTATCTACTAGACAGCCGCAACGTCTCCACCACAGAGGACATCACGCTTGGTATAGCCACCCCATGCGTAGAATCCTTCACAGACACCACCACAGACGCCAACCTTATCAGTAAGCCGCTTCTGTTCCGCCAGCCTGGAACCGTAGGGACGCCACTGGACCGCTGCAACGGTCTGTCTGGGAAGCATGTCATCCGGTACAAGGACCGATTCCTCCTGGCTCACAACAACACCGTCTTTTACACCAGCTTTGATGTGGACGGAGACAGCCCTTGGTTTAGCCCAGGTCTGAGCTTTGACGTCATAGGAGGCTCTGGATTCATCACCGGCCTGGCCTCTATGGATGGAACCATATTCATATTCAAGAAGGATTCCGTGTTCCTGGTAGACGGTGATGGTCCTCCTGAGAACGGCGGTACAGGTACTGAGTTTTCCACACCCAGGAAGGTCCACACCAACTACGGCTGTACAGACCCGCGGTCTATTGTGGAGATACCGGACGGGATTGTTTACCGCAGCGCCAGGGGTATAGAGCTCCTAACCCGCAGCAGCTATAAGAACCAGTGGCTGGGTGAGCGCGTACAGGCCACCGTGGACCTCTTCCCATACGTGGGAGGTGCTACCTTCAACCAGAACACGGGCCGGCTGTACATCACCCTAGCAAGCACCTTGGACTCTGACGGAGGTCACACAAGGTCATCTGATGGGTACACCATTGTCTTTGACACAGTATCCAATGCCTGGACCAAGCACGCCTACACCAATTCCTGGGCCTACGGTAAGGCCATGCAGGATGTCATCTACGCAGGGGCCAAGGTCAGCGGCAACTCCCTGGAGGCAGGAATGTTCTTTGCAGACCACGGCGCTCAGACCTTCTATGAGAAGGAGGGTTCAGGCCTGGACTCCACAGGCACCTTTGTCCCCTGGACGCTGGCCACTGGCTGGATAAGGGCAGGAAGCAAGCAGGACAGGATTCTGGTCACAGACCTGCAGTTCCTTGGCCGTAGGCTGTCTGGACACAACCTGAAGTGTCAGTACCTGTATGACTTCAATAGGGGCTCTGCTACCACCATCAAAACCTTTGATGCCACAGCTACCAACCTCACCCCAGAGCAGCTGGAATTCCAGCCAAGTAGGGAGTCTGTGCAGAGTATGAAGTTCCTGCTAACATCAGAAACACCAACTAATCCAACAACTTTGGGCACTGGTGAGCAGGTGGAAATCAACGGAATTACAGTACGTGTAGGATATAAGGGAGGCGGACCTAAGCTAGGTCAGACACAGAAGGGCTAGAACATGAATCCATTGACCAAAACCAGCTTCAGTAACTCAGACTTCCGGGGCATTGGAGGCTCTGTAGCAGGGCCTACCTCAGCAGCTGGCCCACCCACACCCATGCCTACCTCCAGTCCCTACTACCGGGTCAACACGTCCCAGAGTAGACCTGTAACCGGTATGGAGTCCTTCAACAGCCTAAATAGCCTGGTTCATCCCATGGGTCCTACAGTGGTCCCCAACAAGCTTCAGAATCCAAACACGCCGTCCCCCATGCTTGACCGGGACTACAACACCCATCTCCAGGATGCCATCTACCGGGCTATGAATCCTGACAAGTTCCGTATACCCACAGTGTGGGAGAACCCAATGGGAGAGTATACCAACGGACACATGGTCAGTGACACTGGGTCTAGAGCAAAGGAAGCCTATAAGAGCTGGCTGGCTGCCCAGACGCCAGAAAACGGTCCTGGCATAAGCCGATACCTCCAGTCCCCACAGGACACAGGGGTACGTCCTGGTCGGGGTGGGCCTCCCATGGACCTGAATAACGTTCCTTACAGCTACCAGGTGTAAAGATGGGCTTTAGCATTCCAAACATGTTCGGCGCCAACACCATAGCCGGTGGAGCGCTTGCAGGAACTGGGCTTGGTATATCTCTGGCCAACATGGCTGAGGGACCAAGCCATTCCCAGTACCGTGACCGGGGTTTTGACCCACAGCAGAGCTACTACGGTGGCTATGAAGGTGGTGCTCAGGATATCTCCGGTATGGGCATGGGCCAGATGGGCAAGTCTGGTGGCATGGCCAACTGGGCCAACCTCCAAGCTCAGTATGCCGGCCTACGTGCTCCTAGGGCCTATGAGTCCCAGGCTCTGTCTGATAACGCTGCCCAGGCCAGAGGAGTGCTTGGTGGTGCCATAGGATTGGCTTCTGAGGCCGCCAGGGGCAAGGCGCCTAGTGAGGCTGAGCAGCTCATGAAAGCTGGTCTCAATCAATCTGTGGCCAACCAATCGGCCCTTACAGGGTCCGCCAGGGGAAGCAACGCCATGGCCCTTGCCCAGGGTAACCAGGGGGCCAATGTGGCCGCTATGCAACAGAACACTCTGAACCAGATGGGAGCTCTTCGGGCCAAGGAGATGGCTGAGGCGCGGTCTCTGTACGGTGGACTAGCAGGACAGCTTAGCTCTGCCGACCTAAACCGCCTCCAGCAGGGCAACCAGATGGCTCAGTTCAACGCCAACCTGAATGACCAATACGCAGTCAACATGGGGCAGCTTGGTAACCAGGCCTCTCAGCTAGGCCTTGGCTGGTACCAGGCAGCCCAGAACCCCATCAACCAGCAGTTTGTAGCAGACCAAGCCTACCAGGCCCAGCGTCAGGCTCTGTATGAGAACCAGCAGGCCAGAGCGTTCAACCAGTACCAGAACGTAGCTAATGAATCCAATGACTGGACCCGTGGAATGATTGGCTTCGGAGGTAACCTCCTGGGTATAGGCGGAAGCATCCTTGGAGAGGCCCCAGCTTCTTACAATGCGTCTACCCCAGTCCAGGGAACCTCATCCGCGCCTAATGCAGTACAACCAGCCCCTATTAGCTACGGCTCTGCGGCAAACACAATGCGTCCGAACACCCTTAATGGGGCAGGATACCAGTAGTGGACAGCATCCAGTTTGCTCAGAACAACCTGAAGACCAACCGTGCCTCCCAAGGTGTGGTGTACGGCAACTATGTACGTCCAAGCGGTCTAAAGCAGATGGCTCAGGACACGCTTCTAAACGCCAATGATATGTTGCTGCTTGGTAAGCTTGTAGGTATAGGTGGTACACGTGGAGGCATAAGTGGTCAGTAATGATGAGAATGCACAACCAGAGGGTGGAGGCTTCTCCTGGAACCCGTTCCGGTCTCCTTTCGGGACCGTAAAGCCTATCTGGCAGGGTGCCCCTCCTCCTCCGGCCTGGACTCAGCCCAAGCCTGAGGACACAGTCATTCCAGATGAATCTGTCCCACCACACCCCGGCATCACACCTCAGACCGAAGGCGGCCTAGACTCTGCCACTGGTACTGCCTTGCAGTATGGCGGTATTGATGCAGCCTTTCCTCTGCTCCCAAGGGTCCAGTCTCCTGGTGTAGGAGTATATGGAACAAAGTATGAGGATGTAGGCGGAGCAGAGGGCCAGGACATCTTCAACAATGCATTTGTGGAGTCTCCCAAGCGCTACGCCGAAGCATCCCGCTCTGAAGCCGACCTGATAGGTCAGAAGGGTGACCAGACAGCCAAAGTACTGGACAACATTGCTTTTGACCAGCAAAGCCGGTTTGCAGCCATGCAAGCCCAGAGAGCTCAGGATGCGGAGGTCATTGCCCAGAAGCAGGCCGCTATAGACCGGGCAACCAAGTACTACAGTGATGACCTGGCCAACACAGGTAAGTTCTGGCAGAGCCCTGGAAACATCTTTGCCTCTATAGGAGCTGCCTTTGTGGGGTTTGGAGCAAGAAACCCCGAGGTTGGCATGAACCTCATCAACCGTGCGGTGGAGCAAGATTGGGCCAAGAGACGCCAGCTTGCAGACATGCACCTTGGTGAACTCCGCAGCAACCTTGCCAACTACAGGCAGCTTGCTGGGGACAAGCAGGCTGGAGACATGCTAGCTATGTCTGAGTCCTACCGCGTCATGAGTAATGAGATAGCCCGTATAGGGGCTCAGATGCAGGGACCACTGGCCAAAGCTCAGTCTGAGAAGCTTATAGCCGCTACCCAGCAGCAGAGTGACCTACTCCGTATGCAGGCGTTCCAGAAGATGATTTTGCAGCAACCAGCCTTTGTACAGCCAGGCATGGCCAAACTTCTCAAAGAGGGAGGTTACCAGCCGTTTGGTTCCGCTACAGGACAAAGTCCTGCGCAGCCTGGCACCGGAGGTAAAGGAGCCACATACAGTGGGGTTGTAGGCACAGGCACAGCTTCAGGAGGGGTATCTGCTGCTGGTGGCCAGGCGGGCCAACCAGACTTCTCCAAGCTTATTGGCCGTATTCCTGATGACCAGAAGGCTATCTTCAACAAGCGGGCTCCAGGTTCTGGGGAGGAGCTGGAAGCGGCCAGGCTCATGGAAGCCAAACGGAACTGGGTCAGGGCCAACGGCAACACTCAGAAATTCAATGAGCTTCAGACTCAGTCAGAGAAGGACGCTAAAGAGGATGTGCCGAAGGTAGCTGCCGCCATAGCTCAAGCAGACCTACCAGTGCGGATACAGGTAGTACGCAGGCTCACCGATGACGTTAAGAACCTCCAAATAATTGCCAACCGAATGGGCTTAAAGCCTGATGACCTCCTTGGCTCAGGTTCAGAGTCAATCTTCGGACCTGGGTTCATGGCCAAATACCGTGACACCATGGAAGTTCTTATGGGTTCTGATGTGGACCATGCCGACAGTCACCGTAGGGAAATGGCAAATGCCATAGCAAGCGCTGAGCGCCTCAAGCAGGCAGCCGCTGGTCTAAAGGTGGTCTACAGACATGAAGCCTCAGGTACGGCTGTAAGTCCAAGAGAAGAAAATAACATCTCACAAGCTATACGCAGCGGGTACAGGGGGCTGACAAACTTCATAGAAAATGAATCTCAGGCCGCTCAGGCGGACTATTCCAACGCGCTCAGAACAGCAAAGTCCCCCATCACAGGGGTGCTAGTGCGTATCAATCACGGACTACAGATACCTACATTGGATACCACTGGGGTAGCTGGACCTCCTGAGATTAAGCATGAGGGAGCTGCTCAAGAAGCAATCCAGAAGGCCGGCAACCGCAAGGTGATGGTCCAAAGAGCTGTAGAAAACGTAAAGAAGAAGGACTCCCAGAAGTAGGAGGACCATGCCTGACACAGAGACATATGTACGTCATGGTGGTCTTCCTTGGAAGGTAACGGACACTGAACAGCTTCAGAGTTTGACCAATGCCGGAGCTACTCCCATTGGCAAGCAGGAGGCTGTAGAGGGTTCCAAGGCTATCAATGACCTGTCTTATGTAGACCAGAACTGGGGCGTTCCCGGGAAGCTGGGGATGGGTCTCCTGTCCGGCCTTACCGTAGGTCTAGGACCTGGAGCCCTTGCTCAGGCAGGCATTGTAGACCCTGGGCATATGGCCGCAGCTCAGACCTCCCCATGGTACACAGCTGGGGACGTGGCAGGTATGCTGGCGCCTGCGGTCCTGTCTGGTGGAGAGAGCCTCCTGGCATACTCCCCCGCGGGGTTGGTGGGAAGGCTTGGTACTGCCTCTGAGCGCCTTGCTGGGGCCGTTTTGGGGGACTCTGCTGGGGTACTAGGTAGGCTAGCTGGAACCCCTCTGCAAATGGCAGCCAGGGGGGCTACTGAGGGTGCCCTGATTAACCTTGGGCACACGGTGGGGGATGGACTCATCCAGAACAAGCCATTGGCCGCTGAGGCCATGCTTGCTAGCTCTTTGGATGGAGCTCTGTTTGGAGGTCTTATAGGAGGGACACTGGGCACTGTGGCCTCCCTGGGCTCTGAGGCTGTCCGTGCTGCTGGGAACTATGCTCCCAAGGTGGCCGAGAAGGTGGGACTTAGAACCACCGGTCTGGCAGCCAAGGCTGTAGGCCTGGAGGGAGATGCTCTGGAGGCAGCTGAGTCTTCTGCTGGTGGCATCAAGGGTGAGGTTAAGGCCAGGGGTGAGTACCTCCATAAGGGTGGCTCCTCACCAGGAGAGTCTGTCCAGAAGCAACTTCAGGGTGTCCGTAATGCCGCAGAGGTAGATACGGCTGTACGCAGGGAAGTTCTGGATGAACTAAACAAGCATCCTATGGCTGAGGCTCCTACGCTCCGTAGTGTGGTGGAGCGGATGAAGACAGAGCTGGTTCTGCCAGAAGTAGGAACTCCCAACGCGGCCGTGAAGCTGGCAGCCATTGACTCCTTTGCCAATGACATCAGCAAAGCCACCAAGCTTGGAGGTTCTGGTGAGGAGGTACTGGACTGGGAGAAGCTCATCCGTAGCAGGGACCAGCTAGCCTCCAGGGTTGACTCACGTAAGCCTATCAATGTCCTGGCAGCAGACAGCAACTCCGTGCGCAGGGAGATTCTGAACGTACTGGATAGTGAGATTGATGCGGCCATCCGTGGCGCAGAGAAGACTGTCCCTTCCCTCCAGGGTCTAGGAGACAAGTATGCCTCCTCCACTCAGGGGTTGAAGCTGGCTGCGGAAATGGAAACAGACCTAGGCAAGGCTCTCTCCAGGAAGCTGCAAACCACAGAGCCAACCATCTCTGCCAAAGACTGGGGAGCCATTGCCTTTGGAACAGCCTTGGGTCACCCACTGCCTGCGCTTACCTACACTGTAGGTAAAGGAATAGGACGGATGGCAGCTCAGAAGCTGGAGCCCTGGATGCAGTCAATGGCCTACAACCGGCTGGTAGGCACCAAGGCTGCTGGTGCCACGCTGGACGCCAAGGCCAAGGTCAGCTCAGGCCTCAAGACCTTCTTTAAAGCAGCAGCCCCTGCACCCTACAAGGCTGCCCAGACATACCGGGCTGAAAGTAAAGCAAGTACCTATAGAGGCAACTCTGGGGGCCCAGACAGGAAGAGCTATGAGCAGATGGCTACCAGGGTGGAGCAGCTTCTGTCTGAGAACCACCAGACCCAGGTAAAGAAATACACGGACCTACTTACCCAGCAGGGCTACGGTGAGCTAGCTCAGGCGCTGATGCAGGTAAACCAGAGAGCTGTCCAGTACGCCTTGTGGAACATGCCCCCGCGGCAGGGTGCCAAGAGCATGAGCTCACTACGGGCCATGCCTGTGCCTAAGGGCCTAACTCTGGAGGAGTTTGGGTTTGATAGGAAGATGAAGGGAATCACTCAGCCCTTGTCACTGGTGGAAGACTTGCAGTCTGGCAAGGTTTCCAGGGATGCTGTGGAGGCAGCTGCTTACGTCTATCCGGAGGTTTGGGGACCTAACGGACTGGTAGCCAACACGGCTGCTGAGCAGATAGCGGACATGAAGGCAGAGGGTAAATTCTTGCCCATGGACAAAATTGTCACACTGTCCGTAGCACTAAACACGCCACTGGATTCAACACTTACAGATGAATACATAGGTGAGGTCCAGATGGCTCTGGGAGGGGGCCTTAGCTCCGGTGGCGCATCCGCCAATGCGCCGCCACCTAACCTACAGCCAGAAAGTGGTTCAAATCCAGGACCATCCGGTCCTCCAATTATGGCTGGGTTGATGACACCCCTCCAGCAGACTACTATGACTTAGACCTAGAATTAACCACAGGAAACCACAATGTCCGTCCAAGAGAACCTTTTTTTCTACGTATGTCCCCCAACTGTGTCCAGCGTGGACGCAGAGCACCAGGTCCTATCAACTTCCACAGGGGCAGCCGCTGCTAACTATGACTGGGTTACGGCCCTAAGCACGTCTGCGCCTAAGGGCTCTGTGTTCCTGACGCTAGAGGCCTCCACCAAGGACGTTTACGTCCGCTTCAAGCCAACAACGGCGGCAGCTGGAACCACGGTCACCAACGGCCTCCTCATTAAGGCTGACCAGCCAGGACGGGTGTTCTATGTGGACCCAGTACGGCACAAGGTCATTGACCATATTGCCACTGGTACTGGAACACTTCAGGTACAGGTTTCCAGTCCTATTGGAACACGTAACCAAATCTAAGGACAATTTAAGGAACACACATGCTTAGGACCCAAAGAGTAAGAGACAGGAGCTTCAGGGGGACTTCTCCGTCCACGGGGACAGTTGCCGCTCCTTACTTCCCCACCACCCTGGCGCTTACCTCTCTTTGGGAGGACTTCGCAGGTGTGCCTTGGACAGACGCTGCTAGTGCTGGAACCAGCGGTAATAAGACGTTTGATAGCGCCCTACCCCCAAGCGTAGGCACGGCTTTGAGTGGTCACGGTACGGCCTCCTATGACGGGGTCAATGACTCCCTCCTGGCTTCTGGGGTTAGTGGAGACTACCTGCATGTGAATGATGGGAGCATTGTGGTTCTGTTCAAAGCTGCTGCGGCCAGCGCCGATGCTGGTGTTGGTAGTAGGGACGCAAACCCACAGTTCTTTGTGGATAGCAACGGCGTGGTGGGGGTGGGGTTCTCTAGTGCGGGAATCCAGGTGTTCACCAATGACCCCAGCAACGGCCAACAGTATATTGTAAAGACCTGTGGAACAGGTGCCTGGCATCTCCTACAGGCCAAGTACCACTGTGCCGCTAATAGCCTTGACCTAAGGCTCCGTCTAGATAGTGCCAGCTGGGACCAGGTGACTTCGGGCTTTGGGAACGGCTTGTTTGCACTTGGAGGCTTTGTCTTCTCAGGGACAAGGGCTACCGGACTATCCCCGTTCTACAACGGTCTAGTTGCCTCAATCATGACCTCCAAGAGCTTCCTGAGTGACGCCAACTTTGACAGCATCAAAGCAGCCATCAACACCAAGTTTGGGCTGTCCTTGTAGGACCCATGGCCTTCCCTGAAGCTATCTTCTCCAGCCCTGTTGCAGCCTACCGCGGCTCACTTACTGACTTGGTTGGTTCACAGAATCTTACATTGTCAGGAAACGTAAGTATAGGTACTACATCATCCCCTGGCTGGGGAGTGTCCGGTAGAGCTGTGTTTAACGTAGGCCTAGGAGGGCACCTAGATGCCTCTACAGCCTCTCTTTGGAAGGCCCTGCACTCTGGTAGCGGGATGACCATGTGGGCCGTTCTGAAGCCAGATGCGGGGCAGGAAAGGGCAACTCTGTGTGATACCGGAGCTACTGCCACAGATGTGGTCGGAGCCAAGATAGCCATAGACACCAACCGTGGGCGTCTGGGGTTCCAGATAAACAACGGCTTAGGTGATGGATATGTAACGGATTATGTCCTTGGGGAGTGGTGGACCAGGGACAACATGATAGGGTCAGATTCCGCTAGCACTTTAATTATCCGTTGGACCAAGGCTCAGTTGCCCATGTTCCGGGTCTGGGTAAACGGACGTCAGGCAGGCACCTTTAGCCTTGGGGATAGATGGAAGGACGGATTAGGTCCGGCCCTGGACTCAGGAGACCCTGAAGCACCACTGAGGCTGTTCTTGGGGGTTGCTGGAACCAATGTCTTCACAGGCCAGTTGGCTGAGTTTGGCTGGACATCACGCCCCTGCACCACTCCAGAACGTCTAGCTGCTGAGGACTCTTTGAGCGCCTACTACGGCATCACCATGGACCGGTCTCAGAAGGGTAACCTGATGATAGACGGGAACAGTCTGTTTGATGACTTCTGGCGTAAGGAGGGCAGGATAAACATCCTCCCAGCCTTGATTGAGGATGCCCTGCCGGAACCGGCGAATGTGACCAACAGGGGGGTTGCTGGACTTACCACGGAGCAGATGCTGGCTAGAGCAGCCAGGCATGTCACCCCAAACTATGACCCTCAGGCAGCATACAACATACTGATTGTATGGGAGATTCTTAACTCCATAGACAATGAGGTAGCTGAACAGGACATCAAGGACCATATACAGCAGTACTGTAATGACCGAAGGGCTGAGGGGTGGACCGTCATAGTCAAACCCGCCTTGGTAGTTTCCAACCTGCTGTTTGATGCCACCAAGCTGGCCAAGGTTGAGTCCATTCGGAACTGGCTACGGGTCAACTGGCCAAGCTTTGCCGATGCCTTCTCAGACCCCTCAACGGACCCAGTGATTGGGGTACAGTCAAACGCACAAAGTACTACATGGCGGTATGATGGAGTACATTTTAATGACGCTGGAAATGTTCTAGCGGCCCCTTATGACATAGCTCAGATAAACCAGGAGATATCAATGAGCATAGCATCACCCACAGACACAGACTACCGGACAACAATCAACACCATACGGTCCCACATTGGCAACGGCACACAGATGTCTGCGGATGAGATGCGTCTGGCCATGGCTGTCATCAAAAACGCCATTAGCCGGATAAACGCCTCCAACGGAGGCACAGACATCCTGAGCACAACGGCTACCAACATTGCAGCCCAATTTAACATTCTGGATGCTTTTACAGCCGGTTCAGCTGCCGCTACCATAGTAGCAGCCATTGCTACTGCCTCAGCCCTGCTGAGAGCTAATGCCACAGCTCTAGAAGCCTCAGGAACCACAGTCCCAACCTACGTCTCTTCCACCGTCGCAGACGGGTAAACACAACACCATGAAAAAGTTATTCCTTGCCCTACTTCTTTCCCTCACTGGCTGCTTTCTCCCTGCCAGAGACCCAACTGTCACCATGCACGGGGACTCCTCCTTTCTGCCTCAAGAACGTGAATGTCTCCAAGACTCCGCCAATAAGTGGTCAGAGCAGACTTCAGGCCTGGTGGACATAAAGCTAGACTGGGACTATGACGCCAAAGACCCGGTATCCGTAGTCAAACACCTGCCCACTAACCGGCTAGAGCGCTGGACCAGCACTACGCCGGAAGTGCAGATGTATAATGATGAAGGCCTCATAGTCCTTGGCCTGGTGAAGGGCAAGGGCATCAAGGATGAGTTCCGTAGGCCCATCCGCATGTATATGGTCATGGACCGTCTACAGGACCCGCATGATTGCAGGCTCACTGGAATCCATGAGTTTGGACATGTATTAGGGCTACCGCACATTGAGGGCCCCGGTATGGAGGGTGCGATAATGTATCCATATACAATACATGAGCGTAGTGCATGCCTGAAGAAGGAGGACCTGATGCTGTTCTGTTTTGTGAATGACTGCGGCAAGGTCCAGATGAAACCATGTGAGGATGACCATCTACCAAGTCTCTTTCCTGAGCATGTACCTGGTGATGGTGAGACCTTCGGGCCATTTGTGAGGATGTAATTACCATGAAGGACTGGTTTAACTCAGAGCACACCCAGGCAATACTGTGGATGTGTGCCTTTGTGGGTGTATGTGTCCTAGTTGGTCTTGGCAAACTTCAGCCGTCCACAGTGGAGATGCTCCTGATGGCCGTAGTAGGCGCTTCTAGGCCCTTTGGCAAAGGGGAGGCAGGTAAGTAATGGTTGCTATCCAAAACGTCTTAAAACCAATCCTGGCGTCACTGGTGGCCATAATTCTGGCCAACTGCAACTCAGGTTGTCTGAAGCCTCCTGGAGCTGCCGAACTAGAGAAGCAATACAATGACCAGTTGCAGGCATGTGTAGACAAATCTCCCACATTGTATGACAGCTGTGAGTGCAGGAAGGCCGTTGATGAGTCCTGGGGCATGTGTGACCGTCCAGAATGGCCAAGGATTGGGCGCTGTGACTACCGCTGCGAAGGGCTGATAGGGAAGTAATGGAGGCCTGGATTCCAGTGGTAATGGAGGTCCTAAGACTTATCACAGGACTGATAGGACACCAAGAAACACTAAACCTGCTAGCCGTGTTGCAGGCTAACAGGTTAGCGGATGAAGCTGAGCGTAAGAAGTTTGGGTCTGCTGGCTAGAGCAGCTTCCCTCCGTGCCTGTAAGGCCTGGTTTTATTGAATGAGAGCTTCTCCTTGATGGCCTTCTCCAGGTCAATCCCGTATAGCCCGCATAGGTCTGCTACACGTATGACAATGTCTGCTAGTTCCGCACATACACCCTCAGGTTTGTGCAGGACCCAGTCATCCGGCCTGTCATGGTCCACCAGCGCATGGCTGTAGTGGCCGCTGTCCCTGGTCATGTAGCCAGACTCCTGGTTCAGGTAGATGGGTACCCTGATGGCGTCATAGGAGTCATTATCCAGGTCACGGAAGGCCTCTAGGGCCTCACTGGCTTCACTGTGGATGAGGGCAATGCGGTCTCCAAAGGTGGCAGGCTTGTCATGGAACCCTTTTGTCTTTGCGTTTTCATACGCCTCTCGGACCAAATCATTAATTTGCATATGTGTTACCTGAAGCAATGCGACCAATGCATGATTTAGACACGCCATACTCCCTTGCTAGTTGAGCTCTTTTTTCTCCATTTATAAATACACGTTTGCGAACAATTTCAGCCTCCGTGTCAGAAAACTTGGCCCCACCGGCCGACTGACCGCGCATCGCCCTGCGACGCCCCTTAGCGTCCATGTCCATTATGTTTTCCTTTTGACTACCAAGCACCAGGTGCTCTGGGTTGACACAAGGAGGGTTGTCACACCTGTGCATTACTACATACCCGCATGGGTCTGCTCCGTTATGGAGCGCCCAAGCAAGACGGTGAGCCAGAACGTGCTTGCCGTTTCCAATGTGGATTCTCCCGTACCCGCCACTGTTTATAACGCCATCAAATTCCTGGCAGTCATGCCAGCCCTTGGACTTGGCCGTTTCATAGGCTTCCTTCACAAGCTCACTTATCTGCATCCGGGTTCTCCCCAAGCTTAGCCAGTGCGTCCTTGCATACGTTGGCCTTTTCAATGTCCACACAGCCGTAACCATTGGGTAGGTAGCTCTCTAGGTCCTTCTTAATGGTGTCTACGTTGGTCTCTACCGGGTCAAAGCTGCCTTCAATGCCGTAGCAAGAGCAGCAACTGGATTCTTGGCAGTACAGTAGGCCATCAGGCCCACGTAGGTACATAAGCAGGTCTCTGGAGCCGTACCCGTACGCGTTGTTACCGTCGCCTTGGGCTAGAATCTCCCAGCCGTCCTCAATGTCCTTCTGGTCAAACTCACGCCTCAGATAATCACTGTCACACATTGGTTGCTCCTTTAGGCACACCATCATTCTCTAGCAGAACCTTATGAAGCGTTCCGGACGCTGACATGTACACCACCACTCCCTCAGGTTGCATGAACCCAGTGGCTGCTACAGAGCCATCTGCCTTCAGTTTGTCCAAGCAGTCTTGGATGGCCGAATCTGAATACTCCCCTGCATAGAGAACGGGAACCACCGAACATACAGATGGCCGGTGTCCGTCCTTCCACCTAGCAGTATTGAAAAGGGAAAACCTCTTCTCCTGTAGCCCATAGCGGCGTTGAATACCGGCTCCCCACCACTCCCCGTAATGAGTACCTGGGCCCAGCCCAGAGACAAGCTCATCCTTATGTTCCTGGACCCAACGTGCAAAACCATAGTTGTCCTCCTCTGGAGTAATCCAGCGTGTACGGCTGCCGGCGTAGATAGCTCCGTCTGAGGTCACATGTACCTGAGCGTTGGTACCGTCAATCTTCTCTGTCACTACAATGCTGCGCCTAAGACGCGGAATCTTAGGGAACGGCTCAAAGGGTGGCTGTATCAACTTTCACATCTCCTTCAATTAGGTCCACAGGCCTCTCTAGTCCCAGGAAGTCATAGTATTCACCACTGCTACCATTAAAAAGCTGCCTGTCGCAGGCTCCAGCAATCCCAGGGACAGGCATCCCATCATTGCCGCTGTACTGGGTCAGAATTGCCCTCTGCCATGGTTTTGGAACCGAATGGTAGGTCTGGTGGTCCTCCCCAGGAAGCTCCCTACCGCGCCTATAGGAGGCAAGGCAGAAGGGGAACTGGCTTAGGGTCCCTGACAGCCCGAGCGCAGGTTGATGACGGTTACAATAGTCAGGAAAGCTATAAACCACAGGAAGCCTAGTAATACGTCTTGCATGGTTCTCCGGGTACCACAGCTGGGTTGCCTTGGTCAGAAACTTCTCCAACCACTCCACGCAGTGTAGAGGGTGGTTCTTGTACTTACTTGGTGTACAGAACTCCCAGTCCACCATAGGTGGCAGCTCACCGGCGTTCTTACCTAGCCCACCTGAGGCCTTGTAGAAGAATTCTGCCTGAGCTTCTGGGTCAGAGTCATGTGCGCAGAAGTGGTAAGCACCGACTCTCAGGCCAGCCTTGGATAGGCGGTCAGTAAGGGAAGAAAAACGTATGTCCCTGGTTTGGCTGTACTGGGAAGACTTCACGTACACAAAGTCAAAGCCTGCGTCCTTGATGCGCTTGGCATCCAGCGGGATGGAGTCCTGGATGGAGCACAGGTCCAAGCCGTTAATTCTGTTTGGAACAATGAAGCTTGTCATCGGTGCCTGTACCTGTTGGTGATGCCGTGCCTCTTGGCAAGCATGTAGATGGTCTTAGAGGAGCAGCTATGCACGGCCTCTAGTTTGGTCCAAGGGATGCCCATCAGCATGCCAGCCACTATGGCCATCTCCCTGCCTGGTCGGATTGTCTTACCTAGCCCATCCGGTGTTTTCCACATCCGACGCTGCATAGCCTTAACCATAACCTTCCCCTTCTTAGAGCTTCTATACCTTTGGTTGGCTAGGTTGTGCTTGGCCCGGTACTCAGGACTCTTCTGCCTGGCAAGTAGACGCTTCTTTACCTCTGGGTCCCTCCTGTAGCGCTCCTGCATGTACACCCTTTTCTTTTCCCTATTGGCCGGGTTCATTCGCCATACCTGCTGGTACTCACGGTTAGCTTGCCTAAGCTCAAGCATCCGCTTGTACAGCCAGGCATCGGCGGAGATGCGCCTAGCTCTGGCAGAGTGAGCGGAGGAGACAAACTCCTCCAGGATGTCAGCTTGGGAGAAAGCCATTACGGCTGCCTACAGTTGAAGCAGACATAGGTACCATCCTTCTGGTTAGCTGTAGCGTGGTCATTACGCTGGTTACATGAGGAGCAGTTGAATCCAACCTTTTCCTGCGATGCCTGGGCTGGAAGCTTGGGGCTTGGTAGCTTGTGTCCTTGTGGGTCTCCAAACACAGCCGGCGCATGCATCTGGACGGCCAGCCAATGCCTCAGTCCACCGTCAATGACTAGGTGACCAGGCGGGAACTGAACAACATCATTTGGAATCAGGGGCCGGCCACACGGTACAGCAGCAACAAGCCCGCCGTTGGTGCGACAAACCACGTAAGGGTCTGACATGTTCTTTCCGACCTTTAGGTCAAACGTAGTCCTGTTTTTAATGAATCCATCCGTTGAGTCATACTCTGCCGTGTAAGAGGTCCTGTACTCAGCATCAGCAAGAGGCGCCTGCACCTCCAGCAGGTAAGCCTCAATCAGGTACACATCAACGTCAGCCATTGGCCTTCTCCTCCCTCCAGGCCGCTACAAGCAGCCTAGCCACCTCTTCCAGGTCCTCATTCGGGAACATGAACAGCTTCCAACCGTAGGCCTTCCCATCAGGCCCATTCCTAAACTGTTCCAAACTGAACCACTCCCCATTCCTGGTGTAGCGGTAGGTTCCCTTACGGCCAAAGCCGTCACTGGAAGTGTCTGGACAGCCCCAGTTCTTGCTCACCAGCATCTGCGTGTAGTGAGCCGTGGCCCTCCACCGCTCAGCGGAGACCTCAATAGGTTCAAACTCCCTGTGAGGCTCTGCAATGTCCTCCCGAGCGGCCTGAATCTCTTCTGCCTGCGTCTTGCCGGAGAACATATCCACGGTTCTCTGCGCTGCGGATGGCTTAGTTGACTTCATGCGCAAACACCAGCCCATCCACAAACTCATCCATGGTTCGCAGGGCAGACTTGTGGCATCGGACAGTCTCTAGCCGTTCCACTCTCTTAGAGTCATAGGTAGGAACATGCAGAGTAACCTGAGTCATTACAGGGACCCAGATAACGGACCCAGTGTTTCTACTAACAAGGAGGAAATCTCTAGGTAACCAATCTCTGTCCCCCCATTTCCGACCCCAGGAGGACTGGCTACAGAGCATAACCTCTTCAAACGGGTACGTTTCTGGGTTACTGAAAGAGAGATTGAGACTTTTAACCTCTACGCTGGTCAGTTTCAAGTGGTCCAAGGAAACATTCTTGCCGCCTTGGTTCATTTCAGTAGGACAATATGCTACATCAAGGTCCCATGTCTGACCGTGCAAAGGGCTACCGTCTACAATGAATGGGTGATGAACCGTAAGGCATCCCTCCCTAGCAAGGACAGCTCCTACCCATGCCTCCCAGAAGGCCGCCGCATCGGCCCGGCCGAGGAATGACTCATTTACTGCGCTTAGCTTCACTCTGAGCCCTCCTTTCGGCCTTCCTGCCTGCTTCATAGGCCTTTGTAAGAGCCTTCTCAAACGCGTCCTGTGCGTCTCTAGCACCACTGAATCTGGCGTTAGCCAGCAAGAATGCGGTGGTTTTAAGGTCATTCTCAGTCCACATAGTCAGGTTCTCCTCCAAGGAATTCTCCTTCTGCTTCCAACTGAAGCTCTTTCAGCCGCTTTCGGTGCTCACGCTTGTACTTCTGGTAGTCCTCACGGTCTCCCAGGACCACCTCAGGAATCTTGGATGGGTCCAAGCCATTCTTACGTGGCCTATTTATAGGTGTCTTACTCATGACCAGGTAGTTAGCATCCACTTTTATGGCGTGCAACCGGTGACCGGAGCTTGCATGAAAAAAAACTGGTGCTATTTACAACCGCTCCAAGGAGGACTGAGTGGAAATAGATAGGATTTTAACCATCTGGGAGCAGCTGGCCGAACGTGAGCGTAAGGTCATGCTCACCTACGCCTACCGGCTTCTGGCCGGACAGAAGAAGTACGGGGCCTTGATTAAGTTCAAGAAACAATGGGGCTATGAGGCCATCCAGGAGGCTGTGGACGCCAGCGTGTACCTCACAGCTGCCCTACAGGACTGGGTAGACCATGCTCTGGACACGGAGATTGTGAACGCTGAGAAGGAGGTACAGAACATTGGGCAAGAGGACGGGCCAAACGGCTAGGGTGCCCGTGGGTGGACCTGGGATGGCTTACAGGGAGCACAAGACTCCTGATGGTGCCAGCCCAGTGGTCTGGTACCGAAGGGCTACGGTGGACTACCACCAGTACCTATGCCGCTGCGGGAACACGTATTGGGCAAGGAACGGGCAAGGAAAGGAACACTGCGGTTGCCAGCACGCAAGACCCAGCCTGAGGCGCCAGGCAGAGGAACAGCGCCAGTCATTCATGAAACAGAACGGGCTGTCCTAGGGGCTGCTATCAGGGACAGTAACCTAGCTGAGATAGTCAGTTCAGAGCTGGACCGGTCAGACTTCTATACGGTAGACACTCAGTCTGCATACACTTCCATACATAGTCTCCTAGAGGACAACCTGGCTGTCAGCCCGGTAGCCCTGGCAGAGCGCTCTGGTCTTCCTAAAACGGCCGTAGAGGAGCTTTTGGAGGCTGGGCAGGGTATAGGCCAGTCTGAGCTAAACGGGCTCATAAGCGAACTGAGGAGGGTTAGCGGTCTAAGAGCTGTTTACAACGCCTGCACCAACGCAAGCTCAGCCATAAGCAAGTCCAGCAAGCTGGATGAGGTGGTGGAGGCTCTAGAAAAGAGCCTGTACAGTTCCAACCGTACTGGAATTACACAAGGAGCTACGGATGGCGCAGAAGAGATGTCTAAGGTTGTGGATGAGTTTATGCACAGGTACCAGAACGGTGGAGGTCCGGAGATATCCACTGGGCTTGTGGACCTGGACAGGGCAATTATTGGGCTACGTCCTGGGAAGATGGGGGTTATTGCAGCCCGACCAAGCATGGGTAAGACTGCGCTTGCCTCCACAATCCGCAGAGCTGTTCTTCAGCAGGGCTACGGGGTCATAGAGTTTGCCCTGGAAATGAGCTCAGAGGAGCTTCTGGAGAGGGAGCTGGCCTACCAAGCTCAGACCAATCTCCGGAAGATTCTCTCAGCCAAGGAGGTAACACCGGATGAGTACGGAAGAATTCAGTCTGCCAGAGGAGCTCTGTTTCCAGGCCGATGGTTTATTGATGACGCTACCTATTCAATTGGTGGAATGCGCAGGAAGGCGCGGGTTCTTGCCGGGAGAATGGCTAGGCAATCTATCAAGACAGGCCTTGTCATTGTTGACTACCTGCAACTTGCTGGGGACGGAGGTGAGCTCAGAGAGCAATCTATTGCTGCAGTCTCCAGAGGTTGCAAGTTTCTTGCGAAGGAGCTTGGTTGTACCGTTCTGGCTCTATCTCAGCTCAACCGAAGCTGTGAATACCGTGAGGATAGAAGACCGCTCATGTCTGACCTGAGGGAGTCAGGTTCTATTGAGCAGGACGCAGATTGGGTTGGGTTTGTGTACAGGGAACACATGTATGACAACAGCTTCCCTGCCGAAGAGTGTGAGTTCATCATACGCAAGCAACGCAGCGGTCCTACTGGGACTGTAAGGCTGAGCTATATGCCCAAGCTTGTTTCATTTAAAGACTTGGCGAAGGAGGCTAAAGCCAATGAAAGTGAAGATGGCGGTAGACAGAGAGATGCTGATAGACAAGCTGACCAAGCGCGTCAATGAGGACCCGAGGTGCATACAGTGTGGTACCAAGACCGTTGCTAATTGCATCATGTTTCTTCGGAGCTGTGAATCACCGAAGGTTCTTGTGGAGTGTGAGGTAGAGCTATGAGTAGTCTGAAGAATTCTCTTATCAACCATGTAGCTATTGTCATGGACGCATCCTCATCCATAGCCAGAGCGCTTCCGTGAACCGTAACCTGGTTCCTGGGAGCTCAGTCACCATGGTGAGCTAATGGTTGAAGCTATCGGATTGATGTTTGTAGGAATCATTTCCTTCGGCTTCATTATTGCCTGCCACCTTAATGAGCAGAAAAACTACATGTACAAGTAGGCCACAGAGCCTGAAGTCTGGAGCTGTTCCTGAGAAGGTCATCCAAGCTCAGATTCTAAGGTGGCTACAGAAGACTGACCTTATTCACTGGCGCCAGCAGTCAGGAAAGGTCATGCTTGGACGGTACCGCATCAACATGGGTCCGGAGGGGTTGCCTGACATCATAGTCATAGTGCCTCCTGGTGGCCGTGTGGTGGGGTTAGAGGTGAAGTCAGCCAAGGGACGTGTAAGGCCGTCTCAGGTGGAGTTTCAGCGCAGGTTCAAGAAGGCCGGTGGTGACTATGTCATTGTCAGGTCTTTGAATGACGCCAAGAACGCACTGGCCAAAGCTACAGGAGAAGAGCATTGGTCCTCACGGACCGGGCTCTGCGCAGAGGATTGGAGCTAGGTGAAATTGGAAGCTGTTGCAGCAATCAAAAGCAGTAACGGAAGACTGGAACTAGCACGTCTCAGTTACTTGCAGGCAGCGGAGATAGCTGCTAGCAAGCATGGGTTCTTTGACTTGGACGTGAAGGACAATGACAGCGGTGCCTACCGCATCATTGCCTACGGACCCAACAAGTCCGTCCAGGCTAGAGGTAAGACATTGGAAGAGGCCGTGGAACGGCTACTGGAGGTATTCTATGGGAGCTGAAGAGCAAGAGACTGAGTCAGAAGAGGAGCGCTCTATTCCGGTACTGGAGGAGGTGCCTGCTGGGAGTAAGTTCATCTCCCCAGCCTTTGCCATGGCATTGGTTCGGATGCAGGGAAGTGTAGAAGGGGCCAAGAAGACCAAGCTCAACCCACACCTAAGGAACAAGTATGCGGACCTATCAGCGTGTTGGGATGCGTGCCGTGAGGCTCTGCAAACTAACAGTATCTTTGTCTCTCAGACGCCTTGCGTTGCTCCTGATGGCCACATTGGACTCATTACCCGGCTGGTGTACGGACCGACAGGGGAAGCTATGGCAAGCCAGTTTTTCCTGCCTTGTAAGGACACAACGTCAGCTCAGGCAGCTGGGAGTAGCATCACATATGCCCGCCGTTACGCACTATGTGCCGCAGTAGGCCTGTGCCCTGAGGATGATGACGGGAACTCTGCATCTGGGACCGTTGGCAAGAAGACAGACAGGCAGCCTGTGGCTCTGAAGGCCGTTCCTCAGACAGTGGACCTGGAGAAGTACAAGCTCCGGTTTGCTGAGGCTAAGACCAATGAGGACCGTAAGGCTCTCTACCGCAGCCTGAAGAGTGCTGAGGTGGAGGAGGCTGTGAAGACAGCTACGTTGAATGAGTGGGCGGGCGTGATTAAACAGAACGGCTGCTGAGCCGTGAGGACAAGCAATGCTAATTGAAGCGCGTGGTTACGTGAATCGGCCTGAGGCTAAAACCTCCAAGGGTGGGAATGGTTACAGCAAGTTTACGCTGAGCGTAAAGCAGGTGGAGAAGGCCTACGGGGACCGACCTGAGCAGGTCACCAGGGCCTTTCTGGACGTAACGGACTATAAAAACAGCAGCCCACCAGCTGATGGGGCCTATGTGACCCTGAAGGGGTTTATGAAGGTACGTACCTATGAAAAGGATGGCCAGAAGCGGCAAAGTCTTGATGTGGTTGCACAGGAGCTTACTGTTGCTCCACCTCTCAACAGTGATTCTTCTGGCAAGGGCAAGGCTAAGCCTTCGGACGTAGAGGATGACTTCCCATTCTGAGAATAGGGAGCTACCTACACTGAGCAACTCTGCCCTCTTGTTGTCACCATGCATCAAGTGGGCAGAACCTGCCTCCAGGTGGTTTGATGAGTCTAAGCGTGACCCTGAGGACACGGTGGCTAGGGATGACGGCATAGCCTTCCATGAGGCCATCCATGACTATGTAGAGCGCGGGCACCTACAGGTGTTTGATTCTGAGAAGTCTCACATCAACACCTGGCTGAAACATGCCAAGCTCTACCTAGACACTGTCATCTCACCCAGGTCTCAGGTGATGTGGACTGAACTGGCGGTAGCGGTCAACTGGACCTCAGGTAAGGCTGAGGAGCTTCCTACTGTTAGAAACAGGAAGTACCCTGACTACGGCAAGTTATGGCAATTCGGTACAGCTGACCTTGTGTGCCTGCTAAACACGGATGAGCTCTATGTGGCCGACTGGAAGACTGGTGGGACAGACGGTGCTGAGGAGCAGCTTCTGAGCCTGGCCTGTGCAATCCAGAAGGCTCTGATGGACCAGGGGTTGGACCGAAGGAAGGTCCGAATCAGCTGCCTCAGCGTGAATGAGCACGGTGTCTGGCCGAATGAGCGTGAGGTATCCGACGCTGAGCTTGATGCTCACTGGGATGCCATGCGCTTTATGTGGGAGGATGTAAACAAAGGTGGTAACAAGTACAGTCCTGGTATTCACTGCACTAAGCTTTACTGCCCTCACTTGGCTTACTGTGGAGCTATTAGTCAGCAGGGCCAGGTGGTTGCACAGGGAGACCGACAAATGGCTCAGGACGCTTCAGAATTGAGCCAGGACGGGCTTTTGAGGTTCACTGACACTCCAGCCTCAGACGCCGAGGCAGGCTTCACCATGAGCCTTATAAGCGCCGTAAAGAGGCAATCCAAATACTATGAGTCCAAGCTGAAAGACTATGTCACTTCGGGTGGACATGTGGTTGCAGGTAAGTGGATGTGGTCAGATGGTGGTAATGGTTGGCGCTGGAGGAAACGGTAGATGGGACATGACATGAAGTGCCTGGAGCCAATCACTTGAAACATAAACACTTCACAGCCTCTAATAAGTCCAGGTCACAGGATGACGCACGCTACTGGGAGTCAGCTGTTAAGGCTCTACTAGAGCTGTACAAGACCACTGATTGCCGGGATGAGGCCAACAAGGAGCAGAAGGCGCTGGCTATGGCCAAGCTGGCAGGCATTGGGCTTGCCATGTACCAGCACTTCACAAACGGGGTGGACAGCCTTGACAGTACGGAAAACCATGCTTGTCTAACGGTCGGAGTTACAACCTATGAGCTGGGAATGAAACACGGCCAAAGGTTGGAAGAAACTTTCAAAAAGGAGCAGTCATGAGCATCTTCAATAAGAACCATGTTGAAGTAAAGAACGGGATGATTGTGTACGGGCAGGGTGAGACCAACCAGGTTGAGGAGGAGTTTGTGGTTGTCAGCCATGACCGGGACCGCAAGGTGTTCTCCTTGAATTGGAAGGGTAATGAGTCCTATGAGCCACCTCAGAGCTTTATTGACCGGCCCTACAAGGAGCTCATCAACCACAACGGGCGCGTACTTTGGAACCAGGACTGGTAGCAGAGTCTAAACTGGTACTTTATGAGTCTGATACTGGCCACAAGTTTGGCCCAGCTTCAGACAAGGACCTGGAAGCTTTCCTGAGAGCGCAGGGTGAAGGAAAAGGGTACTTTTTACGCGGTTACCACGGCTATCAGTTAAAGATGACCGTACGCTATGAGTAACCTCTAGATAGCTTAGACTTCCAACATGGCCTCACGGACTGGTTCTGTGGGGCCTTTTTGTTGAATGATTCAGGACTGAGAAATTACCCCGAATTTCCTTACTATAGGGGACCATGAGCTGCTTACCAGTGCCTCCGGCTCCGCCTCTACCGAAGGTGGTAACGCGGAGCGTGACGGAAGAAAGGGCTCTTCTGGTGCGCGCTGGTCCCAAGGGTGGTGGAAAAGATAGCCACTAGACAATCTTTGAATCGGTACTGAACACCACGTGGTTTCAAACACTTGCATGCGTCTTTACAGTTGGCAGATTGATTGCAGATATGTTCTGCATACAGACCGGGAGAATAAAGATGAAAAGCTCAGAAGCTATCATTGCAGCGCGTGACTCTCTCACTGAGAAAAACTGGCACCAGGGAAGTTACTTCTACACCAATGAGAATGGCATCTGTATGTGCGCGCACGGAGCCTTACAAGCCCAAGTGAATGAGCGCGTAAAAGCAGCTCTGGCGCCCTACCCGATGTACGCCGGGGCGCGGCTGCCGGC